CTACTTTAGAGCCTACTTGATTTGCCTCGTCTATACTAATTATATAAGGGCTTCTTGCTGCTATTACTTTCATTTCTTTAATGTATATTTTAAAAATTGTTCTATATCTAAACCGTATGCTTCTACTAACTCATCAGGTAATCTTTCAAATGCTTTCTCAAATGGTCTAGTAAAGAATAAGCTAGGTCTTATACCTTTGTTGTAAACAGAGCGAGTAATTAAAAATGCTGTACTTTGATAACTTAAAAACTTACCACTCTTTCTATCTCTAAATTGTATTTGCTTTTGTTGTACCCATTTAGAAATACCATCTGTTAAACCACCCTTTCTACCTGTACCACTTCCAAACTTAAAAGGACTATCAGGTGCTTTTGATGAACTTGTTTTACCTTGTACACCTTTATCTACATACTCTCCATATTCAGTCATTAGAAACGCTAATCTAAAGCTATTAGCACCTACTTCTATTTCTTTATCTAAACTATTATAAAGAGCTTTAGTATTTGATTTATTGCTTTTAGATAAGTTACTTCTGCTCTGCTGTATTACATACTTGGCAAAGTCATTAAGATACTTATATGTTTCATTTGGTTTTTGCATTAGCTACACACAGTCATATCATTCCTTACTAATACATCAAATGTTAAAGCCCATCCAGCTAAATCATTTTCAAATCTCTCTGTAAATGGTTCAAATGTAGGATTGCCTGTTAGTTCCCAAAAGTCATTTCTTAAGTCTCCTCTGTTTAATCTATCCATAACTCTAGTACCTACTAGCATCTGAGTATTCCAAATGTCTACTCTATTATCTGTATCTTTTTGATTGATAATATCCATTAGTAAAATAGTTATATTGAAATTTAACACATTACCCTGATGCGTTACCTGATTCATTATAATATGGCTTAACGGAAACATTGTTTGCTTGTTTAAATCTACAGCAAATATATCTCCCTCAGTAACTGTGTTTACAAAAGGCTCTTCTAACAAAGCATCTTTAATCTCTTTAATAATTCTATACACCATTTCTTTTTATGTTTTTAATTTCTATTTCTGTTTTTTCTTTCTCAAACATTAACCACATCATTAGTTGAGTTATTGGTAACTTGGTAACTGCATCAAATCTGAGAATATTCCCCTGTGAAGCAGCATATATAGACTGGTACCATCCATATTTTTTTCCAAAAGATGCTTCAAGTCCTCCTGTTGTTCCATTTCGTTCAGTATATAATGGCTCAAACCTTTCCCGCAATCGTTGAGCAAAGTCCAAAAAAAAAGCATAGAACCTAGTGCAACATCTAAAGGCATATATTTTAAAACCTCAGAATACTTATCTGCAGCTTCATATTCCTCAATAGAATATAAATCCTTAACTTTACTTTTAATTGGTCTGTAAAGTACTGCCATAGCTTTATGAAGCGTTTCAGTATCACTCAAGTAGTTTTCTAAATCAATAAATTCACCTGAAGTAATATCTTCTAATTTAGGAATGAATCCAAACTCATAAATACCTAACTTGAAAGTTTTAGTTAGTTTAGGTTTGTGTTGTAGTACGTTGTTTATATCTGAAAGTAATTCATCTATATCTGTAGCTTTAATCTTTGCAACATCCTTAAGTTCTATATTGCAAAATATCTCAATAGTCTTTTGGTTTACAAAGTGGCTAGGCTCATTATCTTTAATAAGCTTTTCAAATCTTTGGTATTGATATAAAGTAATTTCGTTTAAAGTTTCAGGTACATTAATATCTACTTTCATTTTTTTATTTTAAAAATTAAGTAAACAGCTATTTGTATAAAACGAAAAAGGTAACCATTTCTGATTACCTAATTCACTTATTAAAACCTAACACTAATTTTATCATACAACTCGTATATCTTTTTAGAAACATCATCCTGCTTATATCTATCAGTACCTAGTTTCTTTTTACCATTCATATCTATTTCAATGTTTACATATTGTAGTTTCATCTTACCAGCATAATAGTATTCACTTGTTAAAGTTGGATAAATCCTAATACCATTATCTATGCATTTTTTAATGTTTTCTATTTTCATACTGCAAATGTATTAAATCATTCTAATATACAATATATTTTTATTAGCTATTTCATACATAGCTTTCATTTTCTTAATCTCTCCTACGTTTCTAGGTAGTCTTATGTTTACATTCTTATCAGTTGCTATGTGAATGTAACATTCTATCGTGGCTATTATCTCTCCGTAAGTCATTAGTAGATATAGTAATTCCCTTTATGTGGATTCTCTAACTGTGAAGTAATAGCATAACGCATTGCATCAATAGCGTGGTTATAAGCATCAATAGGTTTATTTAGTTTAGTTCCTGTCTTATCAGTCATCCAAACGTAATTATTTAACTCATTGATTAAGTTTTTACTTCTAGATGTAATGTATATCTTATTTTGATTGATTAAATTAAGACCATATACGATACTATCTCTACCTTTACTTACTGGAAGTATATTATGTCCGTAACTATTCAACTCAGCTATTGATTTAGGCTCTGCACTATCTGCATACACTATATCTATAACTCCATTTGTTTTAAGTAAATCACTAATGTCTGAATTAAGCAATCCTTTTTGATATATCAGCTCATCAAATATATAAGCATCGTTGTATTTGTACATAGCTATTAAACTTGTAGGGTCATTTGAATAACCCCAGTCCATACCGTAACACAACAACCGAGCTTCATTCGGTAGATTAATTTCTTGCCAATCAGGAATACATACACCCTCTAATGAACCTGTTAAACCTAAACCATATACTTGCCACCAATTAGCCCAATAAGATGATGTTAATGCTTTTACTTTAGCTGATTCAATTTCTTTTACAATTGTTTCAGGTAGTGCTTCATTATCTAAATAAGTCAATGTAATAAAGTCTACATCTTCCTGACCAAGTAATTCTCTATCTACCCAAAATAAAGCTGATGGGTTATAATCTAACCAAATCTCTCCTGAAGTTCTAATAGCTAATTGATAGTATGAATCAAAATCTACATTGTTACACTCATTAACATACAACACGTTTCTTCTTGCTCCTCTTAACTTATCAGGTTGGTCTACAGAAAAGAACTCAATATAACTACCATTTCCAAAAGTGTATTTTAAAGTAGACTTATTAAATTGGTTATCGTTATACCTCCCTAGTGCCATCATTATCTTTAAGAAGTCTTTTAAAGCTCCTCTTCTTAAATGTGGTATAGATTCAGATACAACACTAATTTCTAAATTAGGTGTCTTTATAGCTCTATCAATTAATATCGGTAAGATAGAAAAGGTTTTAGAGGCAGACGTTCCACCTCTAACCACCTTAATACGCTTTTTAAGACGCAATAACTTCTTTAATGCTGTAGTTACTATAAATTCCATTATCGTGGCTTATATGTCACCTAAATCGTTTATGTCGAATATAGGCTGCTCAGTTGTAAGAGTAACATCTTTTGTTTCTCTAGGTTTACCTGCATAGTAGTTGTAGAATAGTTGAGTGAATTTAAAATCACCTTTCTCTAAACCTTTTTCTAATGCAGCAAATGCTAATGGCTCTAATGGAGTTAGCTTTTCAATCAATGCTACTTCTTCAGCTTTTGACTTTCTACCACTATTAGGATGCCCACCATTTAATTTTCTTCTATCTTCCATAATTATAAATAACAGTTTGTATTAACATAATCTAAAACAGAAAACAATTCGTCATTATTAAACTCAAACCATTCTGTATTATCAATTCTATTATCTCCATATATCAAAATCATATTTGATTCTAATTCAAAACAATCTTTAGCTTTTAAAACGCATAAGACTTTTATATTTATATTGTGAGTCTTATACACTTTCAATCTTTTGCTTATGTTAGAAGAGTATCCAAATTTATATTTATTATCAGACTTCAGAATGTAAAAGTAATCTTCAGCTTCTTTTTCTTTATTGATATTTAGATATTGCTCTATAGCTTTGTTTTTAAATAACTCATCCTGCAAAAGGGTTTCTATTAAAACAGAACATTCTTTTCTTATGGTATAAGTTAATCCTATGCCTTGTTTTCTTCCAGCTCCTTTTCTAGCTCCACCTCTTTGCTTACCTTTATCTTCCATAATTGAAAAAACTTATTATTAATTTAAAAATAATAGATTTTGCTTATTGTTAAAGTTCTAACTCTCTAATGATAATCAACTCCTCTTGTATTTCTTTAAGCATACTGGAAGCATCTTTTAAATCATTGTTGTTAATAGCATCCAATACTATATCTATATCTCTTATTACTTGCTCTAGCATTTTATTTGTTTTTATTATTGTTTTGTATTTCTCCTATCCAATATAATACAGGGAATACTAATATTATTATTAAAAAAATTGTTTCCATATTTTATTTATTGAATTTATCTTTTAGTATTTTATAATAAATAGCATTAACCGATTCTTTATTGCAACCTCTTTTATAGTAGAAGTTTATTACTCTTTGTATTCTTTGTAGTTTGCTCATAGTTTAATCTTTTACAAATTGACCATTAACCATTTTACCAGAACGTTTACTAATAACATCATACGCTGCGTTTAAGCATTGCTCTATAGTTACTCCTTGCATCTTTGCCTGTATGATTAAAGTAACCATTATATCGCCTATAGCATCTATTATCTCAGGCTTATCATCTTCATCTATTGCGTGCATTAGTTCGAGTACTTCTTCGTGTGTCTTTTCTGCTTGTCTAAATGTAGTTGCGTTTGTAAGTATTCCTTTATCTTCTGCCCATTGTTCTATGGCTGTTTCTAGTTGATAGTATTTCATAATCCTTTTTCTTTTTTAATGTACTCTAATATTTTTTTTGCTTCACCCTCTTTTAATGGTATAAAAAATAAACCATTGTGATAATATTCTAAAATCTCAATAGCATAATCATCTGCTATTTTTTCGCATTGATTTGCAAATCTTCCAGCTTCACCATCTGTATTTATACTTACTTTTGTTTTTAATTTATCTCTTAATTTCATATCTCTATTAGTTTTTTAATTGCATCTTCTATGTCTTTAAACTTATAACTCTTTACCGGTATTAAACCAAATAATTTAATTTCTACTACAAACTTATTTTTCTTGTAGTTTAATTGCTTTGTACAGAATTGATTCATATTAATTAAATTTAGGATAGTATTTTGCTTTTTCGTTTATGTTTACAAATGCTTCTAGTTTTATTTCAAATTGTTCATTCTCTAATAAAGCCACGACTCTTTTAATTATATCTTTATCGTATCTATTTAATATTAGTCTTAGGTTTAGTATCTCTTCACTCTTTTGGCTTATTATCTTATTTAGTTCTGAGTTGTAAGATGATTCAAGTACCTCTTCTGTTGTGTCTATAAATAAATCTTCTAGATGTTGTACTTCTTTGTTATACTTTTTAATGCTTTCATAGTTCTTTAAATGGTGTATGATTGTAGCGTGGTTTAAGTTTAGTTCTCTACCAATACTTTGTAAAGATAATCCTTTTCTTTTTAATATAAAAGATGCTAGAGCTTTCATTTCTACGTTAGGTCTCTTTCTGCATTTAGCAGTTACATCTATTCCTGTTTCTTTTTTAATTGCTTCTATTATATTCATAGCTTTTCTATTTCTTGTTTAACTTCTTGCCAATATTGAGAATTTTCAACTATATATTCTTTTGAATTGTCTGCATATTTTATAATTTCCCATAATATCTCATCAACTGCTATTAAAGCACATTTCTTTGATTCTCTGTACGAAATAATCAAATCTAATTCAACTGAAAATAAATGAAAATATTTTTCTACTAATTCCTTTGCTTTTTCTTTTGGTGTCATAATTCATCAAATGTTAGTTCTATTTCTTTATTGTTTACTTCTTCTATTAATGCAGTCAATGTTAAAAATGATGATACTTCTATAGCTAAATGAATACCTGCACATATTTCATATTGCTCTCTCTCTTCATAATCTTTTAAAACGTTTCGCATTGTTTCTAATGTTTCGCCTTGTGATATATCAAAGAGTGTCATAGCAAAAGCATCATCTTTAGTTATCTCATCCATTAGTCTGTTTTTAGTTTTAATAAGTTATAACATTCTATGTATCTCTGTTTAGCTTTACCTCTGTGTAAGTCTTTAAATAGGTTGTAGACTTTCTTTGTGTATTGGTATTTACTTCTGCAATCTGCTAAATACTTCTCAGCAAACTTCTTTCCATATCCTTTACAGTAGTTTACATTATCTGCTGTGTCTCCTATTATCATTTGCTCATAGAAATTATATAATGCTTCCTCTTCTGAAATATCATATACCTCTTTATGCTTTATGTGATAGTTATACATTAGGCAAGGAAACTGTTTATAGTCTTTATCTATTGAAACTATTATCACGTTATCTCTACCAACTACTTTAGATAACTCGTACCAGTACTTTGCTACTACATCATCTGTTTCACATCCGTAACCAAATATAGAGTTGTATTGCTCTTTAACATATTCGTGCATCTCATCTAATAAAGGTGGTAAGTTATTGTAATCTCTATTAGCTTTGTACTTTTTAGTTATGTACTTCCTAAAGTTACCTTTACTCCCTGAGAATGTTTTAACCTCGTTAATCTCATATAAATCTTCTAGGTGATTAACAATAGACATAAACACCTCATCAAATTTATTAGTAGCTTCTTCTATATCGTGATGGAATCCATCATCATTTACGTCTTCTCTCTTTTTGTAGCAGCTTGAGAATATCAAACTATCTGCGTCAAATAATACTATCATCTTATTGTAAGTTCGTTTAACATTTCTAACGTTTCATCCATCTTCAGGATATCGTAATGAAGTTCTGATTCATTCCATTCATTAGATAACAGCTCTTTTAAATTAGTTAGTCTTTTGTTTAAATAAACGTTATCCAATTGCTTGCTGTACTCTATTAGCATTTCTAATTCCTGTGCAATTAATATCTTATTCATTACTCTTCATATTTTTGAATTGCTAGCTCTTCTATTGCTTCAATTTGTCTAACTGATAATATGTTAAACATATCATTACCACATATAAATATTTGGCAATCATCTAAAGAAGCTCCTGAGTTTGTTTCTCTTTCTTCTGGGTGATAAGTTCCGATTACATCAAACTCTATATCACAATACACTACTGTTACATCTAACTGTGCCATAATTAATTTCCGTATTTATTTATTAATATTACATAAACTACAAACGCTATTAAACCTATAACGTTTATTACTCTTACTTCTTTTTGCTCTTGTGTTTTCATATTGTTTTGTTTTAATTGTTTGACAAATATAATACTTATTTTTCATTTATCAACATTTTAAGAAAAAATTAACATATACAAAAAAAGTAGGTGGTTAGCCTACTTATTATTATCAATCCATTCCTGCTGAAGTTTCTCTTCATATTCTATTTCTCTTTGCAGGTAGTCTAATGCTTTTCTTAGTTCTCTTAATCTTTCATCTTTCTTACCAAGTCTAGCACAATATTTAACAACGTTTCCAATGTTAAAATTAAGGTCGTAATCTTTAATGAAATCTATTACATCATAACCTTTACCGTTTTCATAGTGCATCTGTGTTGCTCTCATTTCTACTGTAGCCATATTAATCTATTCTTAAAAATTCTGATTCACCATATTCTTTAAACCATTCTTTGTTTTCGTTGTACTTATCTATAACTGCATCAATCATAATAAGCTCATCTATTGTAGAAGTAGTTAGTTTAGTTACTAATGCTTCTATCTTATTTAAAATGTTTGTAGTCATCTCTGAATCTGTTTTATATACGTTTGTATATTCTTCAA